CCAGAATCATTAGGTCTGCCCGACTTCCGGTTAGCTGTCCAGTTATGCCCACCGACTTTACGCTTGGTGCCTGGTGAGGAGAACAATTTACGTCGAAGCTTATACGCGACCATCTGGATTCGTCCGATTTGGGTTGCAAGTGATTCAGCCATGGCGTTTCAATGATTAGTTTCTGTAGGAAGATGGACATGTTGTCTGCACGTTCTTTAGATGCAGAAATGATCATTATTTTCCGTTCAGGGTCTTTGAATAGTGTCCACAAGACAAAGGCACCTGTAATCCAACTTTTACCGACTCCTCGGAAAGCTTGGATCTGTAATCGTTTGGGACCGTGTTGTAAATAGTCTGCTATGGAGTATTGGGCTCTAGTAGGAGGTGGTAAGCCAAGCTGGTCCCACAGTGCTTGTAGGAACAGCTTGAAGTCGTCCTGTAGAGCGGTTAGGACATCGCTCATAACGTCAATGTATTAGCAAAGGTAGGTTGTGTATATGTATCCTTTTGTTTTTTAGTTTTCGATTTCTTAGTAGTATTAGTAGAGGTATTTGTCTTATCTCTATTTATCTTTAAAACGTTTGTTGGTCCAGAGGTTGGATGATGACCACGTACCTCAGGACTTGGGTAACCCTCTTGTTGTGGTGGAACCCAACCGCTAGCCTGTCTATCTTCTAGTTCTTTTATTGCCTTATCTCTCCACCCCTGAAGATGTTTATCACGCATTGACCTTGCACGTTGCTCATTGGAAGGGCTATAAAACTTGTTCCAAGCGTCTGGGCCAACTATCCAGTTTTTATCAGCAGCATTTTGTTTAATATCCTCTATACTCTGGCCTGACTCCAACTGACGATTTATGTAGGATGTACCCATCCCCACACGTTCTTCAGGGAATTCATTCCAATGAGTCCATGGCTTTGATCTTTTATCAAACTCGCTTTGCATACGTTCTCCAAAGCCCTTCCAGCGCCAATTATTAGCCCATGGGGTACTCTTAACCTTATTGAGTCTTTGCCCTAGTTCTTGATCGGACATATTCGTTAAGTGAGCATCAAAAGCTGACCAATTCCCTCTTCTTGTTGTACTCATAATGGTTCAAATAGTTCTTTTAAGTTCTTTTTAATCAGCGCGTCTAACTGCGCTATCTCTTCATCTGTAAATGGTTCTAGTTTGACCACCTTCGCAGGTCCAAAGGAACTGGGTGGTGCAGCCTTACGGGAGAAGCTAAAGTTCTCTCCGGCTGCTGTCATTGCCTGTGTACTGATTGTCATTCTTACGTTAGTGGAAGGGTTATTCAATATCAAATTCAAGAGCAGCTCTAGACCGTTCAACTTGTCTCTTTAAATCACCAGAAGCTTTGACGGCTTCCTTAAGAGATGGGTTGTGAATACTTCTAGGGTCTACTACAGACTTGTTGTAGTCAGGAGGTAACCATAGTTCATCTAAAGCCTCATAAGCTCTTTTTGTATGCTCTGGACTGCTAATAGCTTTAACAGTTGCTGCTTCAGTAATTTCATTAAGTTTAGAAAGCTCTTTGACGATCTGTTTAGCAGTAGCGTTCGGACCTAATGTCATTAAACGCTTTCTAACTTCTAATAAGCCTGGAAGTCTTGAATGCTGTGAAGTAAAGGTTCCACCATGGGCAATTTGATGAACATCTCTACCTAGCAAACCTTCAGCATTTTGATCTACATTGGAGTAAAATATATCTTTGTCAGCCAAACGCTGTAGAGATTCATTCCTAACTGAATGAGGAACTATACCCCTTTTATATGGAAGTGCTCCTAATTGTAGCCAGTTCTTATGATGTATTTCTAGGCCTGGTAAAAGTCTTAGATTACCTGCAAATCTTTTAAAGTGTTTGAGTTCTTCGCCGACTATGGCAGCAGCAGCTACATTCGGGTTCAAAGATAATGCACTGTCTAATCCAGTTAGAAGCTGTAGGTCATTCTTGGATCCTGTTAACAGTAGAGACTGCAATGAAGAAGCACCACGTTCATAATCACCTTTGATGTCATTAAGTTCTTTAATTTTAGCAGCGTTCTTCTTATTCCTAGGACCAAGGGCAGCAAGCTGTTTGTCTATCTCAATCAATTCTTTATTGACAACATCAACTGAACTCTCAAGTATGTCTTGATCTGATTTACTTACCTTAGTGGAAGGGTTAAGGTTTTCAGAACCATTTTCTTTGCCATTTGTTAAGACATCACCTTTGGTTCCATTTTTTAACTTGCCATTTCCATTAGTCCTGGATAGTGCTTTGGTAGCAGGCTTTGTTACAGCTTCCTTAGCTAGTTCTGCAGCTTGTTTGACTTGTTGTTTGTTAGGTTTAGGTGCAATCTTGGAAAATATTTGAGGGTTAACAGGTAATACCTGAGTGCTAGATGCAAGATCTTGTAGATGTCTTAACTGCCGTACTTGACTTCCACCACTAGTAAGTGCTGTATGCGCTGCCTCTAGTCCGAGTTCTAAAGGTCCAGGATGTAAGCCGCCATATCTATGTCCAGCTGCTATATGTCCATCTACATCACTTAAGTTTTGAATAGCTTGTGCAGGAATATCTATAAAGCCTGTTTTGACTTTTTGAACTTGTTCCTTTACACCTTCAGGTAGACTGTTGTAGGCATTACCTACATTTTCTGCAACTTGACTTGCTGTAGTTTCAATATTTTCCTCCCATTCATCTGGAAGTTGTTTATAAAGTGCTAAAGCATCTCGCTGTAGACCTTGTATAGCATTGTTCCATGGGCCAGCACCAAGCTTTAATTGATTACTTTGACCTAATTCGTGAAACTCTTCTTCTGTTACCCACCCATGCCTTCCTGCATATCGCCAAGGGCCAGAGGCTTCACCTAATTTGTACATCCTTAACCTCTAATCTTTAACCCATTACCGGGTGCATACTTCTTCCCTTTTCTTGGCCTAGCTCTATTAGTAGAAGGGCTCTCTAACTTCGCTCTATTTGGTCCTGTATGTGAGGCATCCTTACCATCACCATTGCCATAGGTGCCTAGTTTCCGGTTTGCCCGATTAGCTTTAACTCTTAGTTGTTTACCTTTAGCTGTTTTGTTATAAGCTTTTTGTTGGGCTTTTCTATTCCCGTTCGCGTACCTTTGCGCCATACAGTCTCCGTTGTACTAATTCTGGATCTACTTTTGGCATAACACTTGCCAACTTATGTAATGGATTTCCCTCGTAAGCGACTCCACTAATATCATTCTTTACTAGCCAATCACAAGCGGCCTTTAGTTCGTGAGCCGTAGCTTCACCACCTTTGACCCTTTTAAGGAATTCTTCTGTGACTAGATTGTGTAATTCGTTAAATGTTTCTTCTGAAGCTTTTTTAGTCATTACGTTCCGGCTCTTCGCTCGGCTTTAGTTTATTGAGTAGAGTTTGTACACTCTGGATGACGCTATTCTCCTTTAGTGGAGACAGAGCAATCAGTTCTGATGCTAAGGCTACGATCACCCAAAATGCGGGCTCGGATAGAAATAATAGTTCCATTTATTCAGTGGGTTGTTGTTTGTTTAATAATGCTATTGGTACAATATCGTTACACATATGTTCTACTCTAGAACCAGGTCTAAAAGTAAATCCTTTCTGCTGTAGCTCAGCACATTTAAGTGCTCTTACTAGCTCGTAATCGAGTCTTAATTTCTCCTCTTGTCTTTTAGCTATAGATTTACACCTTCTAACAGTAGAGAAGTCAAGTGGAACCATAAAACTAAGTTGACCGCCCCAGTTATTACTAGTTACATAACTATCTGGGTCTCTTGGTATTGTGTCATTCCCCATATAAAATGGAGTTAAAGTTAAGGTAGTACCATTACATACGATCCCACCACCATAGTGTTGCCTAGAAGGCGCTCCATTGTTCTGGAATTGCACAGCTTGATTGGTAACATTTCCAGTAGCATTACTCTCTGGGGCTGCTGTGTTATACACATCATCAGCCATTACAGGGTTTACTGAGAGAAGACTGAAAGCGAGGTAGTAGTGGAGTTTGTTGTAATGGTTCGATCGATGTCGATCTGTTCTACTACGCCTGCTGGGCGTGTCACAGTCTCTATCTGAAACTGTTCTCCTACTGCGTGAACTGTGTAACTTGTTTGTGGGTCCACGATGTTCCCACTGGGTACTACGTTGGTTCCTGACCAACTGTTGTAAGTACCTCCAAATACTTCTTGGTCTATAAC